CCCTATTGCCCCTCCGCCCGACCCGTCATCCACGTCGCCCAAAAAGAAGTGGAGATCTTTGTTCGGATCGATAAACCAATCCCACCCGATGAGCTTCGCGAGCGATTGGAGCGCCTTGCTCGGTTGCTGGTAATTGAACTTGACGGAAGGGATGAGGAAGTTTCCCGTCTGGACGTGGGTTGTGGTGAACCCCTTCCCGGCGCAGAAGGTGGTGATGATGTCCACGGCGATGTCGTGCGGGTCGAGCATCGTGTAGTTCTTCTTCACAAGGGTTCCGTCGAGCAAATAGCCCCAGTCGGTACAGGTCACCTGCCACGTGAGCATGAGGCCGCTGATGATGGGTTCGAGTTCGGTGACGGTGCCGCCAAAAATGATGCCGGTCGAGTCGTAGAGCTCGATTGTGTCGCCGATCTGCGGTATCGTCTTTGCCGGATAGGTCTGCCCGACGCCCTGGCGCACGTTGAACGTGAGCGTGCCGGTCTCCTTTGTGAGCACCGAGATCATGTCGATGGATTTCCAATCCACCGATTTCGTTATGTCCGTGCTGTTGTCAAAAATGCGGACGTTCGAAGCCATGGTTAGCTTGCGTAATTCTTTACTCTTATTTGCTGAATGATGCTCTTCGCCAGCATGTCGCCGATCTGTTTGATGGCGCTCTGGTCTGCGGGAAATATGCCGCCGTTGATGTTTACGACGATCTGTTGCTGGTTTCCGCCTGCGGTGCCTGCGCCCATCCGCGAAAGCGGAATGACGGCCTCGGGGCCGGATTCGCCGATGATGGCGAGCGTCGGCTGTGACACGAATCCTCCCTCGGCAAGCATCGGGATGTCGGGGATGCTAAAACCGAGGTTGATCGATGGGGTGGCAAGTTTCGTCCCGGGGATGGCGATGGACGGAATTGAAATGTGGATCGCGTCAAGCGCGTTGATGAACGCATTGATGGCGGATATGACGTAATCGACTCCAGTTTTTACCGTGTTTTGAATCACGTTCCAAATGGTGCCGATAAAGTTGCTGATGTCTGTCCAGACGGTCTCCGTGTCGTTTCTGATCGTGTTCCAGTTGAAATAAACGGCGGCGGCGAGCGCAACGATAGCGATTACAACGAGGCCGATGGGAGACGTGAGCGCGGCAATGACTACGCCGATCGCTTCAACGACGGGAGTGACGGTAATAATGGCAACGCCGATGAGCCCAACGAGAAGTAGCAAGCCGGCGAGCGCTACGGACCCAAGGACGATGGCATCGGTGAGCTTTGGATGTGCTGCGGCCCACGCACTGACATCTTGGATGATCGGCTCAAGATCTGTCGCTATAGTATCGAGGAGCGGCAGGAGATCCTTTCCAATCACTGTCCCCAATGCGGTCAATTGATTGGTCAACTGCGTGAGCGCCGCGCCGGGCGCCCCTGCGGCTGAAGTAGCTACCCCGCCAATGGAGGTATTCAAGGCTTCTAGGATTACGGCGTCGGCTCCTGCGGTGTCGCCCACCTTTGCAAGATTCTGAATCATTGTCACGGTCGCGGCGGGGAAGTCCACGTTGCCCTGGCGGATGAGCTGGTTGATTCCGGCCACGGGGTCGGACAGCGCATTCGTCAAGATCTTCGTAGCGGAAGGAAGGTCGGTGCCCATCTTCGTTGCAAGGTCCGCGGCGAGGCCGGTCACTTGCTGGAATGAGCCTTGAAGGTCTTTGTGGGTCAATATCAATTCTTCGGATTGAAGAACTTCTTGTTGGGTGAAGAGCGTGGTTGCCTGGACCTGCTGCGCGTATGCCTGTATCTCTGAAAGCGGAATTGAAGAGCCAGTGTCCTTCAGGGTTTTCGCGATTACGGCGGAAGTCTTGTCCCATTCCACGGCGGACGATACTGCGTCGCCTATGGCATTCTTGATACCAAGGAACGCTATCCCAGCGACAGCGGCAAGTCCGGCGTATGCGCCCGCTGAGGCGGTGCCCGCTTCTGCGCTTGATGCTTCGATGGCAGCGTTCGCTTCGGCGATGGTAGCGGCCGCTTCTTCCGCAGACACTCCCTCCTCGGCCATGAGGTTGATGATCTCCTCCGAGGATTGCTGCACCATCTCGGCGGCCAGGGCGAAGGACTGGTCCTGAGTGAGTAGGGCATTCTCTATCTCGCCGGTAGTCGTGTTGATCTGGAGACCGAACTCGGCGAAGCTTTCGGAAGCAGCATCCGTGGCAGTAGTGACCTCTTCGGCCATTCCACTGACGGACTCGCTAATTCCGGCCATCGTTTCCGATGCTTCATCGACTGCCGTTATGAGGATTTGAAGCTCGGATTCTCCCATTGCGCGCTAAGAGTGAAGGTATTGTTCTGCTGCTGAGACGATCTTTCTTTGCTGCCGTAAGCGATGTATCGCTCCGATAATGATGAATGCAAACAGTGCAAGCGGACCGCCGCCGAATATGAGTAGGATTAAAAATGTTTCCATGTAATTGATATGTCGGGTTTCGACCTTTGAACCCTATAACTCTGCGTCCAAAGGTCGTTTGCGTCAAGTTTGCTTGCTCCTCCGATTGGCCTGCTCGGCCTCGTTCTGGATCATGGTGAGAAGCGAGGTGATGAACCATTGCGGTTGCTCACGGTACTCCTGCCATGTCCATTTCTCGCGGTCGCAGAGTAAGACCGCTTTCATCCGGGGTGGAAGGTGAGCTCGTCCGAGGGCGAAGAACTCGTGCCAGATTAGATCGACTGAGTCTTCGCCTTCGTAAAATCCCCTTCAACGAGCTTTGCTACTTCCCGGCCCAAAAAGATGTAATCGGGAAGGGAGAGCGCCCGTAATGCGGTCGGGATGTCGGTCGTGACGCCGCCTACGGAAACAACGGCTGCGTCCATGATGCGTTTACTGAGCTGCACTTTTGAGATCTCTACGCCGTTCGGCGTGTCATTCGCGTCAAGGAAGTCTCCTGCGGAGAGGGATGCCTTGAGTTCGATGGGAACGCCGCTGGGGGTAGTGATGGTTTTTGTAGATGAATCCATGTGGTGAGGATTTAGTTGATTTAGTAGCTTGCTACGGTGTTCGTGACGACGATCTTTCCCATCGCGGAGTCAGCGATCTTGTACGTCGCCTTGAACTTGATCGTTTGGTAAACGAGGTCTTTGATCTTGATGGGACGTGAGTAGTCCGTAAAGTAGACCTGGTTGAGGGTGATCGCTACTTCGGGATTCGCCGCGCTGCCGATCGTCACGTCCGTGTTCTTGAGGTCGATGAGCATCGCCTGGGGAACATTCGGGGTTGCGAGCGCGACATTCTTGAAGTCGGTGAGGTTCTGGTAGATCGCCTCAAGCGTTCCATCGATCTTGAACTCCTTGTTCAAGAAGTCGATCGGTGCGACGCTGCCCAACACCTCATCGTCCTCGATGCTCTCGTCGATCGTGAGCTTGATGGACTTCAACGGGATCGCCGTTGCGCCGGAAAGCCCGGCTATTGCCGTCGCGTACTTGAACGTCATGTACTGCGGCAAGAAGCGATTCTCCGAGAGGATGGACGGGGTGAAAGCTGATTGCGAGACACCTTTCAGTGCTTTGACTGAGAGCGAGAGCGCGGCGAACTTGCCGAGTTCCGCATCGAAGTCGGTCTTGTGGATGACCCCGAGCGCGTGCGAATAGTCCGTACCCGAGAGCGGATCATGAATGAAGAGCGTGAGCGATTGGTGTTGCGCCGATTGGCCCACCGTGATCGTGTGGTCGTAGACGACGCTTTCTCCCGCGTGGGTGGCGTTTGCAACTGCACCAAACTGTGAGTAGAGCAGGAGGGGCAAGCTCTGGTCCGTGAGGGGGACTTTGAGTGTGCCTTCCGCCCAGTTCTTTACGCGGAACTGGCCTACCGAATCCTCAATGATGCCGTATGCCTCATCCTGGGTGACGTTCGTGAACTTCTCTTCGATCGATGCGTCGCTGAACGGGAGCCAATACGTAGCCGAACCGATGGCCGTGCCGCGTGACGATTCTTTTGCGATACCGATACTGAATAGTCTGCCGATTCCTTTTGCTGCCATTACTGTGTGTCTTTAGTAATTTCTTTCTCTGCTTCTACAACTTCGACCTTTTCAGGTTCCGGTGTCACCGGGATTCTCTGTGTCTTCCAGATCGCGAGCGCTTCTTCATACGTCGATGCGATAACGGCGAGAGGTTTGTAGAGAGGAACTCCGGGGAAGTGGTACTCGTTCTTGATACCGCTCACGGCCTTGAGGGTGACTTGGCCCGCGTCATCGGCGGACGGGTCCATCATCTTATTCTTTTGTGGTTCGGCAATCATGTTGTGGGTTGGGTTGTTATGAGTTCAGCATAGCAATTGGTCAAGCGGTGTCCATGTGCATACCTATTGCTGCTTTACGGCGGCAGGGACGAGCTGCTTTGCCTTGAATGTCACGTAGAATGTCGCGTAGGAGATGTTGTTCCCGCTGATGATGCCGGGCGGTTCCTGCACCGCCGGCATGATTGCGCCGATGGACGTTCCCCCAAGCGTGCAATCCAGGTCAAAGACGTTCAGCACGGCATCCATAAGATCCTCAAGATACCCGTCGCCGCCCGCGCTCACGTGTTCCGGGAGGTCGGCGATGAGGATATACCAGGTATATTCGCGCAAGTTGGTGTCAACGTCTTCATACGCCGATGTCGAGACCATCGGTGGTAACACGATCGCTACCGGCGTTTGTGTCCCCGGGATATTCTGGTCGAGCGGATTGATCTTCGAATAGTCGTTTGACATGACCAAACCAAGCGTCCCAGCGGTCACAAGTGACTGAAGATCCGCGATGATGGCCTTTTTCATTGTGCTTGCGTAGTTCATGCTGCTTGGGTGGATATTTGGGCGTTGATCTTATCGAGCGCTTGGACAAAGAGCTCGGTAATATCCGGTTGCGCGGCGAGCATGATGCGTTCGAGGAAGGGATTTGCTTTCGTTCCGGGGTGATGAACTTCGGGTCCAAAGAATTGGCCCGTCTTTGCGTTGGCGAGCACCTTTGCGTTGACCGCTCTAATGACGTGCGGCGCGGTGCCGAACTCAACGTAAGAGGCGTATGCGGCCTTGGGATACCAGCTCGCGCGGAGATTGCCGATTGCGAAACCCCAGTTCTGCATGAGGTATCCGGTCAGCACGGGTACGGTGGCGGGCGTCGTGTACTTGGCAAGGATCGCCTGGGCGGCAACGATGGCGCTCTGAAGAACGGGTGTCGATACAGATGGGTACGAAGCCATCGCCTTTTGGAGCGCCGGGAGATTTGGGATGTCTACGCGGAAGGTGGACATCGAATTAGAAATAGGTGCCGACGCGCGTGTACGACTGGATCACGGTTTTATCGTCCTGGTCGAGGTCGTTACGCCATGCGTTCGTAGCGCCCTGGATGTTTTCGGATGCCTTGCCCGCAAGCAGTTGGCGCTTGTAAAGCCTGACCACGATGTTTTCGCAGGTGCCAGTGAGGTCGGCTGGCAACTGGTGCGTCGAGCCATTGCCCGCGTTCTGCCAATCCACGGGATACCCGGCGATGTAGGTCGCGCGAAGCATGTTTGAATAGAGCCGCGGCATGACGCCGTAGACGCGGATGATCCCGGATGCCCCTTGCTGCTCGATCTCGAACTGGTCCGGGATGAAGGCGGTCCATACGGGGTTGCTCGGGGTGCCTGCGCGCCATTGGAAGCTCAAGAGGCCGCTCGCCTCCAGATAGACGCCGGTCTGGGTCGTTCCCGCGACCTGGCTCAAGGTGATCGTCGTCGAGCCTACCGCCGAAATCGTCGTGCCGCTCGAAATGCCGACGCCAACGATGGGCATTCCCACCACAAGTCCTGCGACCGTCGAACAGTCCTCTACCGTCGCGGAATTGTTCGTAAGGTTGCCAGTCAGGAAGGCATAGGTTACAGGCGCATTGCGGAGAACGAGGCGCTCTTGCCGTTTGCCATTTACGCTGTAGACCTCGTTCGTGTATTTCTTCTGTACGAAGTGGCCGTCATTCGGGCTGCGCTCAAGCCCCGACTTTCCGCACGCCCGTTCGATGCTGTCCGTCACGCCATTGATGTAGCGGGTGAGCAAAGGGTCAAACGACGTGTCGGTGATCCCCAGGCGGTCTTTCACGCGGAGGAGCGTGGTCAATGCGTATGGATAAACCTGTTCTTTCTTGTCTGGCATGGAATGGCGAGGAATCATCCTCGTGTCGTGGCACTTACCTCACCGGGAAGTGCCACGGGAACGAAGATCCCAAATACTAGGTATTTGAGGTCACCGTGGTGACGGGGAGCTGCTGAGCATCTCCGCCGAACACCAATTCGCCATAAGCGAGAACCGCTGGTGACGTGCCACCGGTGAATGCCGGGGTCAGTACAACGCGAAGGTATCTCTTTCGATTAAGACCGAGGCCTTCGATGCGTGCCGCACCGGGCGCTGCAGCGGTCTGGAGGGCGCTCAGCGTAAAGCCGATCACCGTACCAGTGTTGTCAAGCGCATCAGCCCAGTTCGTGCTGCCGTCAGCACTTTCCTGCAGCTTTACCACAACGGATGCCGCTGTCGGTGAGCCGGAAGCCTGTGCCCCGTAGGCGTGGATCTTTGCGTTGTCATACCCGAGGGTATCGACGGTGGAACCAGTGGCCGGCGTGGAACCGCTCAAGCTCTGAGGAGCGACGCTCGTTGCGTTGCGAATGTTATCGTATGCGTTTATATGCATTTGATAATTCTGTGTTTGGCCCCTGCCTTCCCTCGACTTTAATCGG